GAGGGTGCGCAGAACATAACCCTTGGCCGCGTTCCAGTCGGTCCGCCAGATGCCGAGCGCATGGGGCACAAGGATTTGCGGCAGCCAGAAATTCACATCGCGATAGTCCTGCTTCGGGGATGGATTGATCTGGTTGTCGGTGTTGACCACCCGCCAGTCATAGTCCCCGGCAACGATGGGGAATGGCGACTGAAAATAGATTACGTCATTCACCGCGAAGGCGGGCGAAGGCTGGGCATTTATGGTGGCGACATGGCTTCCGCTATTGGTCAGCGTATCGACCAGCGCCGTTACCGTTGCGGTGCGGCCATCGCTTTCCCGCGTCATGATGAGGTCGCGAGTGTCGAAGCGCGACGGGTCAGGCCCATTGCTGACCGAATAGGTGATCGTTGTCCCGCTCACCGCTGTAATGGTGCGGCGGCGGCTAATGCAGATTTTGGCGTTGTCGGCATGCGGGGCAAGCTGCGCCACCTGACCAGCGGTCCATTGAAACGGCTGCGCCAGAACATTGGTCGGCATCAGCGTCCGCAGGTTGTCGAGATCGGTGGTCAGACCCCGCGCCCACAGGTAAAAGATAACCGGCAGAAATTCCCATTGGTGATGCCCGCCGATGCCCGATGCCGTGCCCAGGCTGGTGCCGGTCGCCCGCCCACCTTCAAGGATGTTCGCGCCGATCTGCACCATGCGGATCAGCATGGTTCGCTTTTGCGCCGCGCTGGCCGCATTGCCGATCAGATGCAGCGCCGCCGCACTGGTGATAACCGCGCTGTATTGGCCGTAATTGCTGGTCAGAACGCCCGGTGCCAGTCCGTCAAGGAAAGGCTGGGGGATATGGACCTCATACCCGCTGCCGCTAACATCGTTCGCGGTCAGCAGCGCCAGCCCGAAATGACGGTCAAGGCGGGTGATGACATCGGCTACAGGCGGAGCCGTGACGCCCGACATAGACAGGCTGGGCAGCGTGGCAACCAACGCGTCATAGTCGATTGCATAGGTCGTGGGCGTCTGGCCCTTCGCTACCCACCAGCCAATTGCCCCGGCTGTTCGTTCCGGCACCGGCAGCGCGTTCGTGAACTGGAAGGCACACCAGGCGCTTTGCAGCCCCTTGCGCTGTTGTCCGCTGATCGTTGCCGCCGCCGCTTCCAGCAGCAGACTATCCCCCGCCGCCATCGGCGTCGGGTTGGTCTGTGCCAGTCCTGCCGAATAGGTTGCGGTAACACGCGCGTCGATGCCCTGCGTGGTCGCAAAAGGCACCGGGTTCTTGGCGAAGCGGTTGACCGTGGCGCTGTCAAGCGTGGTCTGCGCCGGGGTATAGGCGGTTACGCTGGCCCCGTTCGGGTGAACCATGATCGTGCCGTCAGTGGTGGTGGTCCACAGCACATCGCGGTCGAAGGTCAGGCTAAACGAGCCGGAACTGATCGAACTGGCGCGATTGACGCCAGGGCCTACGCCGGCTGCAAGCTTGAGGATCGAAATCGGCATGATCTAGGCCCTCCGCAGTGCAGCAACCAGCGCTGCGGTGTTGGTGAAGTTGGCGGAAGTTTGGGCGAATATAGTCCGCGTCCCGCTGGCAGGCACAGTGCCGCTCAATGCCCGGTAGCTGTGGGCCGAGCCGACAAAGGCACCGGAATCGGTCGTGACATCATCAGAGCCGCTTTCGGCCTCAGGCGGATTGGTATGCAGGTTCGCCGCCGCGATCAGAATATCCCCGGCTGTGACCGTGCGGCTGAAGCTGTAGTTGGCCGTCGCGTTGTTGACGAATGAGCTATCCGAAGAAATAAGCTGCGGCGCGGCGCTCAGTGAATAGAGCGCAGTGGCATAGCTGGTGCCCAGCGTGTGGCCGATGGTCCAGGCCCCGCTGCGCTGCGCTGTCAGCGTCACGACGAACATGGCGATAGGCTTCACGTTTGCCTGAACTTCAGCCAGCCTCGCCGTGACCGCCGATTGCGATGGTGGCGTAATGCTATTGATCGTTCCGCCCGTCGATACGCGGGCCATCACGACGACAAGATAGGTGCCTGCGTTGACCGTGCCGAAGTTGGGAGTAGCACCCAGCTGCGCACTGACGAAGGTCGCAGACAGCGGCAGCGTTTCAACGTCCACGCTGGTATCGCGCAGCACGTTCGACCACGGCCCCGAAGGCTCGACCCGCGCAGCCAGACTAAGCACTGCGCCTGTTTCGTTAATGCCAACGGGCAGGGTTATATCCATTTGCACAGAGCCAAGCGTGGCAGCGAAGTTGCCCATCGCCTTGACTGCGCCAGTGCCTTCAATGGCCCCCGTTCCGGCTGCAATTTCGGCAGCGGTCGGGGTTGAGCCACTCGCAGACAGCATCCAGTAAACCTGACAATCGCGGTCCACAGTAAACACCGCTTCGCCCGTCGTGCCGTCCACTTCAAGCGGGCCGGTCAGGGTTGGGCCAGACGATCCCCCGCCCCGCGTCATGGCGTAATACATGAAGCGCCGCTTGCGCCTGGACATTACTTCCATGCTCAAACAGCCTTCCGGGGACGCCCGCGCTTGGGCTTTGCGGGAGCATCAATTGCCTTTTCAGCAACCGGCTCAACCGCTTCAAATTCAGGATTGCCAGCAATGCGGGGGCAATCGCATTCTGAAGGCTTGCGGCCTTCAAACGTCACGCCGCTGATAGTGATGGAAGTGCGGCCATGCGTATATGTGCCGATAAAGCGATACAGCATGACCGCGCTCCTTTTACGGGGTTACGTAGTGGACAACGACAGTTGCGGTGCCAGCGGCGAAGGTCGCGCAAGCAGCAACAATGGTGCCGATTACAACCGTCTCAGCGGTGATCGAAACCGGGCCGTCCTTCAGGGTGCCGTGCAGCGGCAGCAGAGTGCCACCTTCCGGCAGGTAGTCAGTCACGGCATCGCCAGTGCGCGGGCCGAAGTTGCCAAAGGCGTCCGGGTCCGTTGCGGTGCCGATGTCCATGTCGAAGGTTTCGGCGGCGTTGGTGTCGATGTCTTCAATGCGAAGATGCCCACCAAGCACAACCGCACCCTTCGGCAGACGGCAAAATTCTACCGTATCTGCAATGGTCGGGTTTACGGCGAAGTCATAAGACCCGTAAGCAACGCACAGTTGCCCGCCGCCGCCGTTGCTATAAGCCGGGAAGGTCGAAGCCGCCCGGTTGTTCGTCAAGTTGTATAAAACTGCCATTTTACGGCCCTTTCAAAAGGGGGCAGACCGAAGCCCGCCCCCAAAAGTTCAAGTTACGGATTTTCAGCCGCAACAGCCGTCAGGATGGTCGGCGAACCGGTCGTGGCGAAGAAGCCAGTGACAACGCCGTGGTCCTTGAGGTCGTCGGTATCACCAGCACCCGACCCGAAGATGATCTTGCGGACGCCGTAGATGCCTTCGATGGCGACGCCCTTCTTGTCTTCGTAGTCGAAGTTCTCGGTCACAGTGCGCCAGCGCTTTGCGTAAGCGATGGCAAGCGCCTGAGCGCCGCACAGGTAAACCGGGGTGACTTCAGCCGTGCCGCCGTTGCCGAGATTTTCGTAGATCGGCAGGTTGTCAGTTTCCTTGACAATCACGCCATTCCAGAAAATGTCGCCGCCTTCGAACAGCTTCGAGGCTTCCATCTGCACAACGGTCGAGGCCAGAACTTCGGTGTCCAGGCTGTCACGCAAGTCCTTGAAGGCGTGCGGGTTGGCGAAGGCAACGTAGTAACGCTTCCCGTTGCCGGGGTCGCGCATCGGGCGAATCTTCGGGTTGCAGGTCTTGGCCTTCAGCACCATGCCGTCCAGCGCCGTAGCGTTGAACTTGTCGCTGGTGGTGTCGAGCTGGGCAAGGTCCGCCGACAAGTCGGTGCCCGAACCAACGCCCGCGCCGAAGTAAACGCGGTCAAGGTTGTCCACCAGCCAAGCGTCACCAATCGCAGCGGTGCGATCGACAAACTTGGTGCCGTTGAGCGAGCCCAGCGCCTCGATGATGAGGTCACGGGTGTCTTCCATCGACCAATCAAGCAGGGTAGCGCGGGCAGCGTTACGCAGGTCGATTGCCGACTTGACTTCGCTCATTTCAGCGATGCGGACAGCGTTACGGCGCTTATCGACATAGATGCGCATGGAGCGCGAAGCCATGTCTTCTTCAAACCCTTCAAGGGTCGAAGTGCCGGTAACTGCGGCGTTGTTAAGGCGGTTAACCAGGGCGATGGTAATCGAGTCACCGGCCTTCTTGGTCAGGTCTTCCTTGACCTGGATAACCGAGGTTTCAGTCGTCCCCATGAGCGACTTGAAGCCGCCGTCATGAAGGTATTCCTGGAAGAACTTGTCTTCCCACTGCTGGACCACCAAACCGGTGGCGGGAGTCGTATCAGCCATTTCTAAAAGTCCATCTATTGCAGCGCGTTAGGCTGCTTGTTGG